CGAAGCCGAAGAACTTGCCGGCGATGCCGATCACCGAACCAAGCAGCGAGCCCCACGGGTTGCCGCCTGCGCCCGGCGCCCCGACGCCGGGCATCGCGCCCGCGCCGCCAGCGGCGTTGCCGAGTGCGCTGCCGAGGCTCCCGAGCCCCTGGCCGAAACTGTTCAGGCCACCGGCGCTATCGGCCGCGCTCTTGTTGAGCTTGTCGAGGCTCTCGGCGGCCGCGTTGACCTTGACGTCCGGGATCTGGATCCCGTTGTCGTTCGCCGACAACACCCCACCCTGGCGTCGGCCGCCGACCGGCTCCACGTGCCACGGCTCATAGGGGCGCCGGTTCGGATCGTTCATCGGGAAGCGGAGGCCGTTCTCGCCCGCCAGCTCATGAATGCGGTCCCGGACCTCCGGCGGCGCATAGCGGAGGCTGCGGCCGTTCCAGGCGAGATCGGCGGCCTCGCCATACTGGTGCATGGAGCCGCCCGGCTTGCCGACATAGCCGCTCGGCCGGCCGCCGTTCTTCCGGATGTCCTCGGCGTAGAGGCGAGCCTGATGCTCGCGGGAGCGATAGCCGGAGTAGACGGAAAGCCCTTCGCCGAGTTCCCTGTCGGTCGCCGCCTGCAGCGCTGTGAGGCGGTCGCGGAAGACGGGGTTCAAATCCTTGACGTTACCCGTGCCCGTGGTGCGCAGCGCGGAGAACATCTGCGCATTCGTCGCCGTCGGCGCGCCCCCGGTCATCGCCGCTTTCGCCTGCTCGACACGAGCCGGGCTCAGCATGTCGCTCGCCGGCGTCGGCTTCTTCAGCGCGCCGATCACGCTGTCCAGCCCGGTTCCGCTGGCGGCGATCTGGACCCATAGGGCGCGCGCCGCCGACGAGCCGTCCGGCTTCGGGCCGATGCCGAGTTCCTTCAGCCCGGGCACGCTCGAGGCCGCGGCGCTCCAGAGGCTGTCATAGATCCGGTTCGCGCCCTGCTCGGCGAGTTGGCTGGAGAGCCGCTTGGCGGACGATGCCAGGGCGTCGAGCGGCTTCTCCCCGCCGGCGATGGCGCTGATCGTGCCGGTGAAGAAGTCGCGGCCGGCTTCCTTGGCCTCGCGCAGCGTCTCCGTCACGCGCATCACGCCGGCGGCCCAGCGGCCATAGGCGGATTCGATCTCGACGCCTGCGCCGCGCAGCCGCTCCGCGATCTGCGCCTCGCCGTCGGACATGAACAGCTTCTCGCGCTCGAAGGCGAGGTCGCGCGTCAGGCTCGTCTGCTTCTCCAGCTGCGCCATGATGCGGAAGCCGTTGGCGAGTTCCTTGTCGACCGGCTCGCCGTTCTGCAGCAGGCCACGCGACTGCATCTCGGAATAGACGTCGCGCTCGGCCTCCGACCGGCCGAGCTGCGCCTCGCGGAACAGCAGATCGTTCGCCGCCTTGGCGCGTGCGCCCTGCATGTGCAGCTGGCCCCATGCCTTCGCCAGGTCGTCGACCGCGGCGCGCTGCCTGTTCGCCCATTCCGTCCCGTTCTGCAGCTCGTCGCGCGTGATCTCGGCCAGGCGCTCGCGCTTGAACCGCTCCTCTTCGATCGCCGCAGCCGACTGGCCGAGCATCGTGATGTCCGCCCGCGCCGCGGCGAACTGCTCGGCCACAGCGAGATTCCGATCGCGGTCGGCGTCGGCGAGACGGCGTTTGGCGCGCTCCAGATCGAGCGTGCGGGCGCGCTCCGCCTCGAGTTCGCGGGCCGGCTTGTCGAAGCTGGAATCGTTGGCGAGGTCGAGGCGGCGCTGCTCCGCCGCGATCAGCGTCCGCTCGGCGTCCGTCCGCGCATGCACGGCGCGGAGTTCGAGATTGAAGCGCTGAGTGCGCTCCTCCGCCATGGTCGGCACGGATGCAGCCTGTTCGAGCGCCTCGTCCCGGATGCGGCGCGCCTCGGCGATCGCGGAGTTGGCCTGTCCAGGAGAGATGTCCCCGGCGCTCTGCTGGACACGGTACCCGGTCTCTGCGTTGCGATAGGCCTCCTGGATGCTGGACGTCGTTCTGGCTCGATCGGCCGCCTCCTTCAGGCGCGGCACCATGTCGATCAGCCGGCCGAGGCCGTCCTCATAGGAGGCGAACGGGTCTCCGGAGAAGGCGCGTTTGAACGCTTCAACCGACTGAGTGAGACCGGGCAGTTTCCGCTGCAGATCAACGCCCTTCTCCGCAAGGCGTACCAGCTCGTCGCCGACCTGCCGCAGGTAACTGTCGTTCGGGCGCTGCGCCATCGTGCGGTGAACGTGCTCGACAAAGCCGACAATGTCGGGCTCGTGCCTCTTCAGCTGCTCACGAAGTTGGCCGAGTTCCTCCTCAAAAGGTCGGTATCGTGAACCCACGATGTAGCGCTCGCCGATTCCTCTAGACCGGCTCACTGAGCCGGCCTGATCGATCACGGATCCAGCCTCCTGGTTGATCTGGGTCCTCTGCTGGCGCTCCTGATGTTCAGCCCTGAGCCTCTGAAGGTCACGAGACTCTGCGATCACCTCCCTGATGCCTGCCGCGACGCCCTTATAATCATCTCGCAGGCTCTGGATCGTGCGGCGGTGCCCCTCGAAAACGGCGTCGAGGTCGGTGACGCCCTTTCGGCTGCCGCCGATGAAATAGGCCATGGCGGCGCCAACCGCGGCGATGCCGGCGATCGTCAGGGTGATCGGATTGGCGAGGAATGAGAGCAGCGCGGAGCCGGCGCTCTTGATGCCCGCCACGACCCCGCCTTCAGCACCCATGAAGATCTGCGCCACCTGGCCACCCTGAGACGCCAGGATCATCAGGGGCGACTGTCCCATGGCGAGCATCGTGCCGATGTCGTTGAGCTGATAGCCGAGGTTGATTATCTCCGTCTTCGCGAGACCGACGCCGTGCGCCGCCTCCTTTCCCGCCGTCCCCATACCGGACAGACGGCGCGACGCCTCGATGTTGGCGAGGTTCGCTCCGCCCATCTCGCCGAGGCGATCCCAGCCTGCCGAACGCCGCTGATTGTCGTTCACCGCCGCGCGCTCGACGGGAGCGTAAGCGCGCTGCCGTTCGAGGGCGATGTTCTCCCGATAGCGCTCTGCAGTGATCAGGTTCTGCGCCAGCGCGTCGGTGTGGACCTTGGTCGCTCTCGCCAGCTCATAAGCCGCCTTCGCCTCAGCCCTGAGAATGCGCTCGCGGGCCGCCAGGCGACGGTCGGCGCGCTCGCGAATTGCATCGTGGTCGCGGACCTCTTTCGTCAGGTCCTGCGTGGCGCCTCCGAGTTGACGGACCGCGCCCGTTGCCTCCCGATAGCCCAGCGCTTCCGCCTGGAGCGTCAGCTTGCGGATCGTCGTGGCCATGGAGGCGACCTTGAAGTGATGGTTGTAAGTTCCGGCTAGCGAGGACCGAGACACGGCTAAGGCCGCCCTTCCTTCTTCCCAGCCAGCCGCTTCAACAGCGCGAGCACGCCGCCGCGATCCTGCGTCGTCACCTTGTTCTGCACGTCGTCAGGCGCGGAGCCGGAGCCGCGCGACAGATACTCGCCGTCCATGGCGCGGATGAGCGCCGCGAAGTCCTCCGCCTCGTCGGCGTCGAACCCCTGCTCAGCCGCGAAGGCCATGATCGCCGAGCGCGGGATCTGGCCCTCGACCATCCCCATGGCCCGCTCCGTCGACAGGGCGAAGAACGCGTCGAAGACGAACACGTTTTCCGGCCAAAGCTCCGGCGCGTTGAGGAAGTCCTCGGGCAGCGGCTTGCCGCTGTCCCGAAGCTTGTCGAGGTATCGGCCTTGAGGCGACCAGTGCAGATGATGTCTCAGGCGCCCGAGGAGTTTCCCTCCAGCACCTTCTGCTCGGCAGCCCTGGCCTCGCCGACCATCGATGCGGCGATCGACACGCCTTCCCGGAACAGCGGGTTCCGCAGCAGGTTCTCCGCCGTTTCCTTCGAGTAGGGGATCTGGGTCGTCTCGTCGTCCTCGGTGATGCCTTCCCAGCCGAGCAGCACCGTGTCCTTGAACACGCGGATATCGATCCGGTCCTGCTCTTCAGTGCTCAGGCCAGCGCGGCGGCGCTGGAACGGGATTGCGTTGAGCAGTTTGTTCCGCAGCTTGCGGGCTTCAGCGTTGTCGAGGCCGCGCACGTGGAGGCGAACGTCCTCCATGCCAGGAACCGGGATGTCGTCGATCCAGGCGCCCTGTTCAATCTTGAGGGTGGCTTCGCCGAGCGTCGAAATCTTCACGTGTGCAGCCTTTCAGGTTCCGGCGGAGCGTCGTCGCCGCCTCCGCTTCGTCGTGGATGGGTTCAGGCGATAAGGGCCGCGAGCACCTCGACAGGGATGCTGTCGATCTCGAGGCTGAAGGCGCGCCGCATGACGTTGTCTGCGGCGCCGACGTTCAGACGGCGCGACATCACGAGAGCGCGGCAATAGACCGTCGTGCTCGTGTAGGTCTCCCCCGGGGCGTCCGGCAGGATGATCTTGATCGCATACCGGTTGCGGTTGAGCGGAGCGGCCGCGGCCGCGGCTGCGATCTGGCCGGCGTCCAGCGGATCGTGGAACACGACCAGGGCAAGCGTCCCGGGATCGGTCGTGCCCTTCGCCTTCTGCATCACGCCCGTGCCGAGCGGGTTGGCGGTGACCCGCGCGGCCTCGCCGCCGAATTCGCCGAGCGTGTCGACCAGGCCGATCTCGACGTATGGCGTCAGCGCCGCGAACTCGGACTGGGAATCGACCGAGAACGGCGCGACCGGCCCGATGAAGATCCGCGTTCCGGTGGAGTTGGTGATGTCGTGCGGGACGGCCGGAGTGTCGACCATAAGGAAGGCTCCTTCGAGGGACGGGCGCGTCTCGCGACGGGCCGAGCGGCTTGCCTAAGGCCGTTTTAGGCGTCTGACCGAGGGAGCGGTCAGGAAACGGGTGCGGCCGCCTTCGCGGCCTTGGAATTCTCGCCGACGACGATGACGCCGGCGGCCACGCGGCCGACGACGTCAGGGCGGTCCTCTGGGATCCGCAGGGACCTCGCCTCGCTGGGCTTCAGGGTCTCGACCTTCGGCTCGCCATTGTCGTCGCGGCCGACCACGAAGGAGATCGCCTCCTTCGATATGTTCTTGATGTGCGTCGTGTTCGCCATGGCCCGGGATCTCCGCTCAGCCGTTGAAGGTGAAGGTGTAGGGAGCCGCGAACGACGTGACGTAGTAATTGCCGTCGCTCGCGTCGGGGTCGGGCGCGGGAGCGCCCGGCGTCCAGAACCGGACCCGGCCGACCTTCCTGTCGAGGAAGCGCGGGAGCAGAGCCGCATAGATCGCGTTGGCGCGTTCGGCCCCCGTGCCGACTGCGGTGTGGATCACAAAGCGGATCGCGCCCTCTTCGCTGTAGATCCGCTGATTGAGCGCGAGCCGATCGCGGTTGGACACCGGCTGCTGGATGACGACGTATTCCGAGCCGTCGCTCGGCGCGTCGCCCTCGCCGTTCTGATCGAACACGTCGCAGAGATCGAAGCCCTCGAGCTGCGCCGCGACGGCTGCCATGACGACCGGGTCAGCCATGTCAGCCCCGCGGCGTGATGATGATCGCCGGCTGTCGCGTCAGCCAGTCCTGGCGGGCGGCGCCGGGACGGTTGCGGCTCGGCGAGTGCGACTGCAGCCTTGTGCCTGCCGCCCATTGCGAGATCGGCCCGCCGAGCAGCGAGCGATAGCTGAACCGGATCGTCGCCATGTTGCCGATACGCTTGCCGAACCGGCTTGCAGCCATGGCTGCGACGGCCTCGAACACGCCGTTCGGCGCCTGCGGGCTCAGGCCGCGCTCAATCTTCCGCGTGTAGGGCTGCACGTTCGAGAAGAAGTATTCCCCGGCCTCCGGGACGTTGAAGGGCGAAGCCACCTCCACGCCGTCGGCGAGGAACACGAAGGACGTGGAGAACCGCCCTGTCCTCACTGGCGCGTGCTTGGCGAGCTGCGCCCAGATCCAGACGAACACCTCTTCAAGCTCATGAAACACGAAGGTGAACGCGATCGTCCCGCCGGGTCGGACGCTCTCCAGCGGCGCGCCGGCGCGGCCGTCCACGACGGTTTCGTGCGGCGGTACGCGGCCTAGCGCCGCCCGGTTGATCTCCTGCGCCTCGGCGAGCGCCGTGCGCGCCGCCGCCGCGAACGCGAGGCTCTGCGCCTCCGGCGCCAGATCATCGAGCGCGAGGACGATGTCGCGGTCGATCGCCTCGACGCGCGAGCGGACCGCCATCAGCTCACGATGATCCGCACGGCGCCGGTTCGCCGCACCAGCTTCGGCGTCCCGTCCGGCAGTGTCATCACCTGCCCGCTCAGCCCGACCACCAGGCTCTCGACATAGCCTTCCGCCTCGTCGGCGGTGACGACGTTCTTGGCCTCGACTCCGTCGACCAGCACCCGGATGGACTGCCCCGCCTGCATGGCGGCGTCGAAGAGCGCGAAGCCCGGATCATTCTTGTTCCCCGACATGCGCCGGCCGCTCTTCGGCGCGTTGGCCGCAGGCCGGGAAGCGTCGAGCGTCTGGTGGTTCATCCGCGCACCCTCAGCTCATAGGCGATCAGCGTTCCGGCGATGCGCCTGGTCTGATCGTCAACCGCCTGCACGGTCATCTTCCGGCCGTCCTGCCAAATCGCGTCGACCGACTGCGCCTTGATCGGCAGCGGGAAGCCCGCGGCGTCATCGGCCATGAAGATCACCTTGCTGTCGCCCTGCTGGACGCCGCCGGTCATCTCCTGCGGCTGGTAGCCGGTGACCCGCGCCTTGAACGTCACCTTCGGGGCGTCGGCGCCAGCGCCTCGCTGCAGAGTCACCGGGCCGCCGTGTCGGCTGATCTGGCGGCGATAGGCGGCCTTCGCCTGGTCGGGCGTCATCAGCGCACCCGCGCGAGGCGATACGGACGAAGCAGTTGCTCGGCCTCGGGTGAGGCGAGCGCGCTTCTCGCGCCGGGCACCCACCAGCTGGTGGCGGCGACGCCGTCGACGTCCTCGCTCTTCACCAGCGGGTCGCGCCCCTGCGTCGAGAGTGAGGCGCCGACGAGCAGAATGGCGGCCCGCTCGACGTCCGCCGGAAGGTCCGCGCCATCCGCCCCGGGCAGCACGTAGCCCGCCGCGTACTGCACCGCGAGCGCCGACCCGCCCCAATAGTGCCGGTGACCGTTCGAGCCCAGCCGCCAGAGGAAGCCGCGATCGACCTCGAACTCCTCAACCGGCACGGCCGCGCTGTTCCATGTCACGCTGTCGATCGAGGCCACGGGGCCGCGCTCGAGGACGAGGGACCGGTTCAGGTCGCAGCTGCGGAGCGTCTGGAGCACGACCTCGCGGGCGAAGGTCCGCCTGCAATATCGCTCGGCCGCCGCCGAGGCCTGGTCGATGAAGCGGTTGATCTGGTCGTCCGTCGGCGAGCCCTCGGCGAGCCCGAGATCCGCCCGCACGTGCTCGACCGTCGTCAGCCTCCGCGAGGATGCAGCGCTGACGACGGTCAGCATCGGCAGCGCCTTACTTCGCGTCGCCGGACTTCGCGTCCGGCTCGGCCAAGTCGACGCCCTGCTGGCGCAAGTTCTTCGCCACCGCCTCACTCTCGTCGAGGTTCGGATCGTTGAAGTCGATCCGGTTCTGGTCGAGCGTGGTGTCCTTCCGAGGATTGTCGTCCACGGCCGGGTGCGACGGGTCGAACTCCGTGACCTGGCGCGGCGCGCCGGACGTCGAGAAGTCGGTCGCGGCGGGGATGTTCGCCGGCGCGGCGCCGGCGTTCTCGGCGGGCTTCGAAGCCGCCTGGGTGTTCTTCACGGCCATCTCGGGCCTCCGTCAGCTTGAGGAAGGCGCGGCGGACCGAGTGGCCCGCCGCAGCGCCCGTGAGAGAGCGCGAGCCGCGGCGCTTACGCCGCGACCTTCAGGGCCCGCATGGGCTCGGGGTTGAACACGCCGCCGCCGACGCGCTTCGTCGTGTAGAAGTGGACGAAGGGCTTGTTCGTGAACGGGTCGCGCAGCACGAAGATGCCGACGCGGTCGATCACGAGGTAGGTCTGGGGCATGTCGCCATAGAGGGCGACGATGTTGCCGGCGGCCACCGTCGGCATGCCGGGGACCTCGACGATCGGCGCGCCGTTCAGGGTCGCAGGCTCGCCGGCGACGTAGGCGGGCTGCCAGAGGTAGTTCCCCTGCCCGTCCTTCAGCTTCCGCGCGGCGCCGAGCGATAGGCGGTTGATGTACAGCCGCGCGTCGCCGGCGAACTCGGACGGCAGCGAGTACATCAGGTCGATGAAGCCGTCCCCGGTGAGCGCCGCGGCGGCTCCGCTGTTGACGACCTCGATCGCCCCCCACGGGTGCCGGGCGGCGTTCGCCGCGCCGGTGACGTAGGTCAGGATGCCGTGCGGCTTGTTGGTGCCGTCGCCCGACAGGAAGGCGATCCCCTCCTGGCGGGCGAACTCGACCTCGACCTCGTCCGCGAGCCAGTTCTCGAGGTCGATCGCCGCGTCCTGCAGCAGCTGCATCGAGATCGCCGGATTGGCGTAGAGCTCGCCCGGCGTGAAGTCGAGCGCGCCCAGGCCCGGCGTCGTGGTGGCCGGTCGGGAGGCGGTTTCGCCCACCCAGCCTGACCCGACAGCGCGGTCGTTGAAGTACTTCTTGAAGCCGGCGCCGGTGATCGAGATCACGCGCGAGAACTCGCGGATTTTCGAGATCCGCTTGAGCTTGTTCGTGATGGTCCGGTCCCACTCGATCGGAGCCAGGTAGCCGCCCTCGGCATCGGAGCTCTTGGTCAGAGCCGCGCTCACCTCGCCCTTGCGCATGTGCGCCTTGAACGCGGCGACGGCCTCGGGAGAGGTGGGAGGAAGGTCGCCGATGACGGCCGCAGGCCCCGCCGTCTCGGCCGCGATCTTGAGCGCGAGGTCGTCGCACGCCTTCTGCAGGTCGGAGATGACCGCGTTGATGCGGTCGACCTTCTCCGTCATGACGACGTCGTCGACCTTCGCCTTCAGGCTCTTGTCGTGCTCCGCCTTGAAGGCTTCGAACGCCGTCTTCAGCTCGGCGATCACCACCTTCGGGTCGGACATGTCGGCGCGGATGACCGCGCCGGCGATCGCCCGCGGCATGGCCGTGGCAGCGAGCAGACCGACAGCCGAAGCGCCGCGCAGCGAGGCCGCTCGCGCGACGGCGCCGGAAGCATCGGCGCGCACGGAGCCGACGATGGCGCGAGGCATCTGGAGGGGCGCGGCCGCAGGCATCGCCAGCATGGCCACATAGGAAGCGGCGTGAGCCGCATGGGCGGCGTCGGGCGCCATGAAGACGGCGCACGCCGCCAGCAACGCGACGCCGAGCGCCGCGAACAGAAGGGTTCGCATGGGGTGTCCCCTTAGGAGCGAAGGATGTCTCGGAGACCGGCGAGATCGCCGATCAGGCTCAAATCCTCGACAGCGCCCGGCGTGTCGTCTTCAGGGGCAGCGCCTGGCGTGCCCTTGATCTTCTGGATGCGGTCGCGCGCCTCGGAGCGCGTCATGCCGCTTGCGACCAGAGAGAGCTCCATGGCGCGGACGTCGTTCACGTCCCTCGCTTGCTCCTTGGCCTTCTCATCCTTGGTGAGCTTGTCCGCCGGCAGGAGAGCGTCGGCGAAGCCGCGCTCGATCGCCACCGACCCGGACATGAAGGTCTCTTCGTCCATCCACTTCGCGATCTCGGCCGCCTTGCGGCCGGTGCGCGCCGCGTAGACGTCGGCCATCGCCTGGTCGAACGGCTCGAGGAACGCCGCCGTCTCCAGGAAGTCGTGCCGGTTGCCGATCGCTAAAACCCAGCAATTGTGGATCATCAGGAAGGAGGCGGCGCCGATCTCCACCGTGTCGCCGGCCATGGCGATGATGGACGCGGCCGAGGCCGCCATGCCCATCACCTTCACCGTGACCTTCTGCCCGTGCTCGCGGAGCACGTTGTAGATCGCGATCCCCTCGAACATGTCGCCGCCGGGCGAGTTGACCTGCACCTCGACGTCGCGCTCGCCGATCGCGCGGAGCTGCGCGGTGATCTTCTTGGCCGTGATGCCCTCGGACCAGAAGTCCTCTCCGATCACGCCGAAGATGGCGATGACGTTGTCGTCCTTCGCCACCGCCTGGACGCCGGCGGCCTCGGCCGTCCACTTGTCGAACACCGGCTGAGGGGTGAGCGCGGCGACGTCGCGACGCGCCGGGACTGGCAGAGCGCCAGGACGCTCGCGCGCCATCACCTTGCCGACGACGCTCCGCGGGCGACGCGCGACGCCGCGGGGCTTGCGCTCCTCGCCACGCTCCACCGCCGCAGGCTTGTCGCCCTGCCCTTCCGGCTGCTTGATCGCGGGCGGACGCGTGCGATCCGCCCCGGCCGCCGTCTGGCGGTCGCGGTTCTCGTCGGCCATGGAGGCCTCCTACTTGTCGTTGAGAGGCGGGCCGCCGTTGTGGCCCATCATCGGACTGTCGAGCCGGTCACTCGCGGGGTCCGGGTCCGCCGGCATGTCCATCACGTCCCGGACTTCGTTCTGCGTCATGAAGGGCTTGTGGCCGCCAGCGCCGAGCGCCTTGGCGAAGAACTCGCCCTGATCCTTCATCGAACCGCGCAGCAGAGCGCCGGCGTTGAATTTCGGCGCGAACTGTTCCTTGTCGTCGCCGATGAGCAGGGTCCGGCTGATCGCCTGCTGCCAGGCCTCGAACCACGGGTTCAGTCCGTAGCGCACGAAAAACTGGCCGAGCACGTCGATGCCCGATCCCCAGCTCGTCTCGTCGATCATCAGCAGCGGTCGCGGCACGCCGAAGATGCGGGCGAGTTCCTCAACCTGACGGCCGCGGGTCTCGTTTGATTGCGCGTCGCGGGCGCTGACACCGATGGACTTCGGCTCGACGCCCTCCTCGAAGATCGGCGTCTTGCCCGCGTTCTCGGCGCCGGCGTACAGCCCGTCCCAGTCCGCGCGGAGCCTCTCGAAGGCGTCGTCTCCGAGCGTCTCAGGCGCCGCAAGGTAGATGTTCGAGAACGTCCCGTTCTTGAACAGCCGCCCCGTTGCGAGCTCGGCCGAGATTGAAAGCGCGATCGCGTCCGCCGCCTGCCTCACGAGGGAGACGCCGCGAATGCCGTCCGTGGTCATGCCGCGGAGGTGCAGGATCTCGCTGGCGTCGAAGTATCGGACGCCGCCCCTGTCCGGCTTGTAGCGGTAGCGAACCGACCAGTCGTCAAGCTGTTCCGGCTTCAGCTTCTTTGGGTGGATCGGGATCATGCGCAGGACGCGCCGTTTGTCCGTCGGCGAGCGGATGACGAGTGCGTAGCCGTCGCCTTCCGTCAGCGCCCAGTGCTGCAGCAGCGTCCGGAAGTCGAAAGCGGACTGGAAGTTGTTCGGCTCCCGGTGCAGCAGCGGGAAGAGAGGGTGGTTCTTGGCTTTCTGCTTGGTCTCGGTGTCAATCAGGTGCAGCGGCAGCATGCCCATCGAGAAAGAGATGAGGCTGACCGAGCGGAATACCGCCGAAACCTTCATCGCCTTCTCGACAGTCACGGAGACGCCCGAGGGCGTCATCGTGCCGAGGCACATAAACTCCTTCAGTCGCTCGTCATTGAGCGAGATGAACGTTCCGGCGTCAGCGCGAGGGCCGAACCGGCGCGGTTCGGCCGCGGGAGCCGCAGGCCTGCCGCGGAAGAGATCGAGGATGCCCATCCGCTAACGGCCCTCACAGCATGCGAAGGCCGCGCCTCGCGTAGACCGATTCCGTTCGCGCAGGCTCCGGATTGAGCAGCATCGGCACGACGGCGTCGAAGAGGCTCATCACCGGGTCGATCTTGGCGTCGCCGGCATTCTGTTTGGTCGCGCGGATCGCGGTCGCCGTCGGCTCGATCTTGAGGTTGCCGACCGCCCAGTCCATCAGGCCGGAATCCGCGTGCACAAGGGTGCCGTTGGCGAGCTTTCGCTCGGCCGTCTTGATCGCATTCATCATGCCGTAGCCCTGCGGGACGCCGATCAGCAGGTCGTTGTCCTGGGTAACGCCGATCTCGGCCAGGGCTTCGATGAACTCGCCAAGCCCAGCCGGATCCACGCCCACTTTCGCCAGCAGCCCGCTTTCCTTCACCTGCTCGATAACGGCGACGATGGCTTCGATGTCGCCGAGTTCGTCGTCGACGATCGTAAGCTCACCGGCCTTCTCAAAGTCACGCAGCTTCGTCGCAATCGACTTCCGCCGAGCAAGCACGCCGACGTGGCACCACGCATGCGTCCAAGCCAGCCAGCGGCGCGTGACCTTCTCGCGACCAAGCACAGTCAGCCCGAACAGGTCGTCGAGCCCGCCGCCATCGATCCCCACGGTGACGACATCGCACCGCTCGAGCAGATCTTGCAGCCCGCTCAACGTCGCGTCGGCGCGCTTCTCCCAGAACTCGGCGCCGGGCCAGCGATTGTTCGACAATCGCAGCCCGATTTCGACGTTGAGGTGCTTCGCGAGGAAGACTTGAAGCTCACCGCCGGTCGCACCGATGACCTTCGTGAGCTCGCTCTCAAGCCAACTCTGGTCGACCGACCGGCCCATGTTCGGGTTGGTGACATAGAAGTTCCCGGGGTCGAGGAACGCCTTGCTCGCGAGCATCGCCTCCGGGAACTCGTAGAGGACCGGAAGGCTCTTCGGATCCCTGATCTTTCCGTCACGAACAGAGCGGAAGTAGTCGAGCTTCGCCTTGAAAACGCCTGCGGGATCCTCGTCCGCCTGGGTCGAAAGGAAGATCACGAAGCCCTCAGGCCTCGACACCAGGCCGCCGGTCGCTTCCCGGAACATCGCGTCGGCCTTGGGCCGCTTGCCGAAGATCCACAGCTCGTCAATCAGCACGAACGCGGCCTTCGCGCCGCCGACCGTGTCGGTGTCAGCGGCCACGACCTTCAGGACGGCGTTCGTCGTCCGGTGAGTGATGGTCCGGATGTGCTCCTGGACGTGCAGCAGCTCGGCCAGTTCCTCATCGGCCCGGATCATGTCGCGCGCCGGATGGAAGGCGTTGTTCGCGATCTCGATCGTCGGCGCGAGGATCAGCAGGACGGCGGAGTGCCGCCAGTTGCGTATCAGCGCCGTCACCATGATGCCGGCGGCGATCGTGCTCTTGCTGTTCTTCTTCGAGATGAGGAGGAAGAACTCGGTGATCAGTCGCCGAGCCTTGCGAGCGTCGTAGGCTCCGAAGATCGCCGCGACGAAATCGAACACCCATGGCTCGCACGCCTCGCCGAAGCTCGGCTGCCCAGGCGCATCTACGATCCGAAGCGACTTGAAGACGTCGAGCGCCGCCGCCGCCTCGTCAGCAAAGAGCGGCGCCGGGATCAGCGATCGCTTGGCGACGATCCGCTCCCGCCAATCCAAGCACGCGGTGCTCCACTCCATCAGGAGCGCGTGTTGTCGACGACCATCTTGGGGCCGGCCGGCGGAGCGAAGCGGCTGCCCGTCGCGACTTTCTGCGCCGCGGCCTGGCGCTCAGCCTTCTTGCCAGTTCCGGCGGCCCCGCCGGACTCCGACAGCGTCTTCGCTGCAGTGGCCAGCGACCGCAACACTTCCGACCGCTGCTTGAGCGACACGGCCTGCATCAGCGCCTCACGCTGCTTGCCCGCGTCCCCCTCGTCGGTAGCCATGTCGATCATGGTCTCGAGCTCTCCGAGGCGCCTGGTGGTCGCATCGAGCTCGTCCAGCATCCTCAGCGTGAGGTTCCGGCCTCGACCGATGATGGCTTCGGAGCTCGTCGTCTCCGGCGTCAGAGGCGTGAAGATTGAAGGCGTTCGCGTCGCATTGTTCGCGGGTTCGCGCCGCGAACTGGGCTCCGGCTCCGGGCGCTCCCAACCATCCTTCGCCGCACGCTTCCGGATCGCCGTGTCCGAGATGCTGTACCAACGGGCCAGCTTCCTGACGCTCGTCGTTCCGGCGCAATAGTCGCGCTTGATCGCCGCCCAATCGATCGGCGCCTCCTGGTCCGTCATGTCGATGCTCCGATCGGGTTTGCACCCGATTCCCAAGGGGAGGATAAAATCTCTGGATGCGACCCCGTGCGGTGGCCGCCCCCCTGCCCTCCCAGACTTTCGACCCCCCCTCCCGCCGTGCACTGAAATGACTCGCGCGACGACGTGGATGCCGGATATTTACACGCGGGGCGTGGGTTGATGGTGTTCGGGGACAGATCATGCTCAGGCTGAAGGCGCGTCTCGTCCCAGTCGAGACCGATGGATCCGTGTGCTTCAGGGTGGCAGAGTTGAAAGACGGCGAGGAGACCGACCTCCTCGCGGTGATCCTGAACGACCACACATTCGCGAGCGTCGACGAGCTTCGTAATTTCCTGATCGTTCGAATGCAGCGCGAAGTGGATCTGACCGCCTCTGAGAACGAGGTGATCGAGGGCGGAACGTCGGTTTGATCAACCGCCGTCGCCCGCCGCCATCCTCTTCGCTCTCTCGGCGAGCGTCTTCCGGGTGTGGTGCGAGCCGCAGACGCAGCGGCCATTCTTCGGATCGAGTAGCGCGCCCCCGTCCCGACGTTCGACGATGTGGTCGGCGAACATCCGATGCCGAGGGGCCGCGTGGACGCAGGGCACCCCGTTCTCGATGACCTCGCACCGCCATCCGGCTCGACGCTTCACCCCGAGCGCCCACGCCTTGTGCTCAGGCGTCAGCAACTCCGCGTCAGCAGCCTTCGGCGGCGGCTTACAGGTGCGGGTGTCGAGCGTCCGAAGGCGCGGAGTGATGGATGTCAGTCGCAAGGCCCACAGCTCCAATCCGGCCTCCGCAGGCCAGGTTGAACCCCGCGCCCGCAGGGAAGTAATTCCCCGAGCCTGCGCTATCTCGGGGTTGATCGCGCCAGTTCTCCGGCGCCTGCAGCCGAGGATGCCAGATGCGCCTGACCGAAGTAATCGATGAGGCGGTCAGCTCCGCCGGCTACAAGTTCGACCTTTTCGACGCCGAGACGAACGAGGTCGTGAAGGCGTTCGCCACACGTGACGCGGTTCTTCAGGCAGTAGCGGTCGCTGGCGGCCAACGCGAATTCGACCAGGTCCTGATCGAGGCCGCGAACGCCAAGTTCGACAGGCGGGACCTTGAGGAGGATGGCTTGATCCTCATCAAGAAGGAGGATGTGAGCTGAGGCGTTCTCAGGGCCGGCGGCGTCTGCCTCATTAGAAGGCCCTTAATGGTGCAGCCGTACCGTCGACAGACGGAGGATCGGCATCATGGACCGCGGGACTGCCTCAGGCCTGAAGATCGCTCGAACCCTCGTTCGCCTGGCGCATAGCGAAGCCGGAAAGCGTGACGTCCCGTCTGACGTGTCGGCCCACGCCATGTTGATCGAGGCGCTGATCCTGCTCACGGGACAGCCGGAGGAGCGGGTCCTTCTAGCTCTAGATCATCTGCCTATCGCTAAGGCTGAACCCAATGGAGCGACGTCAGTCGAGGCCACGACCTAAAGCCTCTGGGCGCTCGGCCTGCCTTGGTAATGACGCCTCACGGGAAAGTCGGGGAACTTCGAGCTGTGCCGGCTGTTGGTCACTCTCACAACCAAAGAGAGTGCTTATCATGAAGTACATCATAGCCGCAGCTGCGGCTGTTCTCCTCGCGAGCCCGGTGCTCGCTCAGGGCGTCGAAGGCAACCAGCCGCAGGCCCCCTCCAGCGTCGACCAGGGCGCTGCCCCTATCGCCGGTTCGAAGGCCGCGTCGCCCAAGACCACGGGAGCTATGAACAACGCGGCCAGCTCCGTTGCGACCAGTTCTCAGGATGTCGGAGCCCAGCAGAGGGGCGACAAGACCGCCGCTGAAGGCGGTGGGCATCGTCCCGACGCGCCGGTGACCGACGAGAAGCAGCAGGGGGAGAAGACAACCGGCGCAGCTCCTGGCGCCAGGTAAACCACTCTGACGGCGGCCTCGGCCGGTACATCGGTCGGGCTGCCGCCACGCTGGCTGAGCGGAGCAGACCGCAGGCGGTATTGCTTGCAGCTCAATCCTCTTCGTGACAGTCACCCACAGCGAGGCGCTTGAGATCGTTGCCCGCCAGTTCGGGTTCGCAAACTGGAACATCATGTCAGCGAAGATCGACGACGACGAGGCGGCACAACCCGGCGAAGAGATTGCCTTCGAGCAGGCTGTTCCGATCGTCCGCATCTTCGACGTTGCAAAGGCGACCGAATTCTATGTCGGATTTCTCGGCTTCACCGTCGACTGGGAACACCGATACGGAGACAACTTCCCGCTATACATGCAGATCTCCCGATCGGGGCTCAGACTGCATCTGTCCGAACATGCGGGAGACGCCACACCCGGCGGGAACATGTGCGTCTACATGAAGGGCATCCGGGAATTTCACAAAGAGCTTCAGGTCCAGGACTATCGCTACATGAAGCCGGGGCTTCAGGATGAGGGGAATCGGCTA